AAATGTCGGGATTTTTTATTTATTAGTATTTATAGAAAAATCTTTTATAATGGCTTCATATAATATTACCTTTCCATTAAATGATGATGTCAGCACAAATACTTATTTTTTAATGAGTAAAGTGACCAAAGACGCATTCAGTTCTGATTTGTTATTACTCTTGCTTACAAGTAAAGGTGAAAGATATTATGAACCAGACTATGGTACTAATCTATTAAAATATATATTCGAACCAAACGATAATTTAGATGCAAATGATATTGAACAAGAAATTAAAACAACTGTATCAACATATATTCCAGCACTTACAATTAATAGTGTAACTTTTAATTGGCTTACTGATGACGAAGGAAATCCAATATCGGAGAATCAGGTAAATGTTAACATTAAATTTACATTTAGCGAAGATGCTTTTAGTGAAAAAGGTGAATTAGATTTAAACTTTTAAAATATAAAATATAAAATATGGCAAACGACACAACTCAAAACATTATACAATACGGAAGCAGAACTTTCGGAGATATAAGAACTGATTTAATAAGTTATATTCGTCAGGCATACCCAGAGATTTTATCTGACTTTACTGATAGTTCAGTTGGCGCAATGCTTATTGATTTAAATGCTGGCGTTACTAATAACTTATCTGTCAATACTGATAGAGCATTTCAGGAAACGCAAATAGACTATGCACAACAAAGAGCATCAATTTTAAATATTGCGAAAAATATGGGATTTAATATTCCAGCAAGAAGACCTTCAGTAACTGTAATCGATTTTACTGTAACAGTTCCTGTTCTTGGTGACAAACCAGACGCTTCGTATTATCCTCAATTACAAGCAGGTGCACAAATACTTGGTGGTGGAAAGATATTTGAAACGCAAGCAATTATTGATTGGAGTTCACCAATAAGTAATTTAGGTGACCCTAATCGTTCTATTATTCCAAACACAGATTCAAATGGTATTATTATTAATTACAGTATAACAAAAAGAGAAGTGGTTATTAATGGTTCTACAAGCATTTTTAAAAAAGCAATTAGTTCAACAGATATTGTACCGTTTTTTTCAGTAACATTGCCAGACCCAGACGTACTCGAAATAGATAATGTTATTTTATTGGAAGGTACTAATTATTCAAGTAATCCGACTGCTGCAGATTTTGCTACAGCAGCAAACAAATATTATGAAGTAGATTGGCTTGCACAACAAAGAGTATTTGTTGCAAATAGAAATAGTTCACAGCCAAATACAAATACAAATGGACTTAAGGCAGCAACATGGATTGATGTGACCAAAAAATTTATAAAAGAATTTACAACTAACGGTTATTGTAAAGTAATATTTGGTTCGGGTGATGCAGATGTTGATGCATTCAAATCAGGTTTTCTCAAAATGGGTGTAAGTAATCAATATTTTCTTGAAAACTTTTTAAATAATACAGCATTGGGCGAAAAATTATTGGCAAATTATACATTATTTATTCAATATAGAACTGGTGGTGGTAGTAATTCAAACGTGGGAGCAGGTACTTTAACACAACTTGGTAATTATAATTTAACAGTTCAAGGTTCTCGTCAGGATTATAATCAGACAGTACAAAGAAGTTTAGCCGTTAATAATCCTATTCCTGCAATTGGTGGTAATGATGGATTGAGTATTGAACAAATAAGACAATTAATAAAATATAATTTTAGTAGCCAAAATAGAGATGTAAATTTAACAGATTATTTATTACAGCTTTATAAGATGCCGGGGCAGTTTGGTTCACCTTTTCGTGCTAATTCAATGAAATTAAATAATAAAGTTGTTATTTCAACATTAGGTATTGGGTCAGATGGTAAATTAGACAATACAAGTACCACATTAATGAATGAAAATATTGCAGAATATCTTAGTCAATTCAGAATGCTTAATGATTATGTTGAAGTAACCAACGGTAAGATATTTAATTTGGCTTTTGATGTTGATGTATATGTTGAAAATGTTGCCGATAATCAGGTTGCAAATAGTATTATTACACTTGTTAGAAACTATCTGGATATTAATAATTATGAAATGAATCAGGATTTGTTTCTGGGTCCGCTTCAACGTGAAATACTCTCAGCCAATGGAGTTATTAACGTTATTGACATTAAAGTATATAACAGAGTGGGTGGTCAATATTCAAATAACGTTATTTCTCAAGATATTAATCCAAGTACTGGTGAAATAACTATCATTAACAATACAATTCATTCAACTGAAGATAGTATGTTTGAAATAAAATTCCCAGAAAAAGATATCACAGTCTTCTTACGTAAATCAACAGGTTAATGGAATTAATAAAGAAAACCATATATAGAATAATGACAACTGGCACAACAACTGGTTGTACAGGCACGTGTCGTGTAATTATTCCAGATACTGGTGTTACTTATTGTTTGAAAATAGGGTTGATACAAGAAGCACATGATTGTGGATTCTTTGATGTAATTGAATATCCTAACTATCCTTATTATCCCTATTATGGAACAAATAATAATGAATTATTATCATTCGATTCTCCTATTGGTATTGAAAACTTATTTATATGAATATAATACAATCATTTGCAGAGTATGAAACAGGTAGTCCTTATTTAAAAAATATAGATTCAAATACAAAATATTTAATGTTTTATTCTTTTTTTTTAAGTTATTTAACATTAAAAAAATATTATGGTTATGTAATAATGTATTGTAATGATCAAGCCTATAATACATTTATAAAATTTATTCCATATGATAAAATTATTTATAAAGAATGCAAAAATAATGTTAAATTTTGGAATAAATATAAAGCAGATATAATTGGAGAACAACAAGACGATTTCATTCATGTAGATTCTGATGTTTTTATATTTAAAGATTTATTTAAACCTTTTATTGATTCAAAAAAATATGATGTTATTGCACAAGACATCATACCTCAAGATGTAAATTTTGCTAAACATTTTGTTCCTGATAATAAGGACTGGCTTAAAAAGAATAATGTTTTTGATTTTAATAAATATGATGGTAGATGTTTTAGTTGTGGAACAATTGGATTAAGACAAAAATATATTAATAATTATGTAGAAAAAGTTGAAAAAATTTATAATGGTTTTATTGCTGGTAAATTAATATCAGAGGATTGGATTGACAGTATGATCACAGAAGAACTTAGTATGTATTTAGTTGCACTTGAAAATAATTTAAAAATACATGATATATTACCTTATAATGAAATTATTAAAATAAATGGTAATCCCAGAAGTTTGGGAGTTATATATGGATATACACATATGTGGTTTTCAACTAAATTTGTTAAAACAAATGTTGAATTAATAAAGAATAAAATTAAAAAAGATTTTCCAACATATTATCATATTGTTGAAGAATATGACAAGTACATTTCAAAATTTAATATAAAGTATTTAAATTATAGAGAAAATTAATAAATTTTAAACAATGGCATTTACATATATTGTTGCAAACAGTAAATTTTTTTCATATTTGACAGGTGGTACATCATTTAATAATTTGGATACTGCAATATCAAATGGAAATATTTTAGGTACAACAAATGATGATGATTATGATAGTTTTACTGGTAGTACACATATAGTTACTGGCGAATGTACAAGTAGGTTATTAGAATTACAAAAATATACGACAAGCAACGCATTTACTGCTCAATATTTTAGTGGTGGCAGCTATACTGTTGATGGAGTGGATTATTTGCATTCTTTTTCTGGCGTGAGTATTACATATTATCTTGGTGGAATAAAATATATTGATCTTTTTACTGGCAGTACTACAGGTTCAACATTCAGCTTTACAACGCAAGGGTATCTTAATCCAAATTTTATAAATAAACCAATATATCAAGACCCGAATAAAGAAAACATTATTAGTAACCCAAAAATCAGTAACGATGTATTTATAATAAGACAAGAATTACCAGCATTTGATGGAAATTATAGATTAGAATATATAAAAAAACTAGTTGATTTGGAAACATATGCTGCAGGTAAATTTTTTAA